ATCTACAACCTGCTGCGCACCTACCTGGATGCAGGTATCTGGAACGAACTGTTCATCGACGAGGATGATGGCGGTGTCTATGTGGTCTACCGTCCTAACCCATACAAGACGGTCACCGGCTCCAAGATTCAAAGCGATGCGCCTGATGTTGACGTCATCGAGGTGAGCGGGGATGACATCATCAGCATGAACGTCGAGCGTAGCGACTCCGACGTGGCCAACTACTATTGGGTGCGCGGCGCGCGTTTCGACCTCAACACCGAGGTGTTTCGCAAGCAAACGACTGTGACGGGTGCCGACAAGGACACTGTGCTGCTGGACCAGTACGAAAACACGTCATCGAAGCTGTACGGCATTCGCGCGATGTTCGTGGACACCATGATGGGCGGCGACGAGATCACATCGTTTACCACCGGCTTGCCTGAATCTGACAACCAAAAGCGCGACACCAGCGTGGTGAACTGGGTGAACGATCGTCGCAAGATACTGGTCGAGCAAAACAAGGACAATGTGGTTCTTGAGCGCGGCTCGATCCGCATGCGTGGCAACGAGAAAATACGCGCCGGTGTGTTCATCAACGTCACGCGCGGCGACTTCTCGGCTCAGTATTACGTCGTGTCGGTGACGCATGACTACGTGCCTTTTCAGGGCTTTTACACCTCGCTCGCGATCGAGCGCGGCATGGGGTTTGTCGAGCGCTCAAAGCGTGGCGCACCGACTTCGCCCTACCTGGCTGAATTGAGGTTCTGATATGTTGAAGCTGGCCCGGGTCGTGGCGACACACCCTGAGGATCACTCGGTCGACCTGGTGATGATCGAAGACAACACGCGCATCGCTGGCGTGCAGGTGCTGTCTTCGAGCGCGACCGGTAACAGCGGCCTGCACGACCTGGCCAACCCAGGCCGACCGGCTGGGGCCGGGCAGTGGGACATTGCAGAAGCAACTGACCGCGACATGATCGCGGTGGTGGGCTCTGTCGGTCGATCGGCTGTGGTGATCGGATTCCTGTTCCCCCAGGTGAGCCAAATGCTTTTCAAGGACGCAAACCGTCGGATCATGCGGCACGCGTCGGACTTCTACACCAGCATCGACGGGGCAGGGAACGCTGAGTTGTTTCACCCCAGCGGGGCGTTCGTGCGTTTTGGCACCAGCGCCGCGCACGAGGATCTGACCGGGACAGACAGCGACGGCAAGTGGGCCATCACCAAGAACACGGGCAACCAGGTTCACATCCACATCGAGCAGGCCGGCGGCAAGGCCTCGGTCGACATTGCCCCCAACGGGGCGATCGTTATCAACTCCCAGGCCACACTGGATTTCAACATCACCGGCAACGTCACGGCTGTGATCGGCGGAAACCTGGCCGCCACGGTCTCGGGCACCACCACGGTGACATCCAGCGGGCTTTGCAAGGTCGTGGCCCCGACGATCACCCTGGATGCTGTTACGGTCAATTGCACGAACAACCTCAATGTGACCGGGATCACCACCACTGGCGGACTGGTGTCGACTGGCCTGGCTGGCAGCGGCGGCGCCACAATCACGGGCAATGTGGCCATCACCGGCGCACTGACCAACAACGGCAAGTCGGTGGGCAGCACACACACCCATAGCGGCGTGCAGACTGGCAGCGGCACATCCGGGGCACCTACCTAAGCCTGTCGTGACTCTACGATGGCGGTATGAACCTCAGCCCGCCATCCACACAGAAGGCCGAGTTTCGCCCCATCAGCTTCGTTTTGGACGATGGCGGGGCGACGACATCGGTCGATCTGGTCATCCGGCCGGAGGATTTGACGCGCTCTGATCCGTCCCGGGTATCGGTGCAGCAGACCCTTGGCGCCTCGGCTTGGGCGGACAATTTCGGCCCAGGACTGCCGCAGATCACGATCAGCGGCCACACGGGCTGGCGCCGCACGGAAAGCGACTCCGATGATGGCGTGGCCCGTTTTCAAAAGCTCAATGACCTGGTGTTTACCCAGTGGCACGAAAAGCGAAAAGAAGCGGCCAAGTCAGGCAGTGACCCTGACAACATTCAGTTGATCTTTTCTGATGCGCTGGATGGCTTCTCCGTGGTCGTTGTGCCCATGGGCTTCACGCTGCGCCGCTCACGCTCGCGGCCACTGCTGTGCCAGTACCAGATCTCGATGACCGTGGTGAACAGCGCGATCGACCAGCTTGGCTACCTGTCGTTTGCTGGTTCATCAAGCTCGGCATCCGTGACTGAGTCCCTGGGCCTGGACAGCTTGACGGCGTCCGTGAACCGCATCACGTCGATGCTCACCAGCGCCAAGAACTTCATCAACGGCACGATGCTGACGCCGGTGCAAAAGTTCATGACCCAGACTGCGCGGCTGTACTCTGCCGTGCACAGCGCTATTTCTGCTGGCACCCAGATAGCGGGATCGCTGATCAGCATCGCCAAGACCACCGCCCAGGCGGGGATCAACATCTTCCGCACGCTGGCGGCGGTGGCCAGCATCCCCACCATTGTGCGGTCTCAACTCATGCAGGTGGCCGCGGCCTACTCGAACATCCTGTGTGTGCTGAGCAACGCGCTGCGCAAGCAAAAGTACATTCAGGATTATTCGGACCTGTACGGCTCGTCGAATTGCTCGTCCACTTCGGGTGGCCGCCCCCTGAGCACCCTGTCTGGGGTCAATCCCTTCTACTCGGTTGTTCCCACTGGCGCCGCGCTGCCCGTGTCGGTGACAACGACCGCGCAAAAAGGCCTGGTCACGCTGGCCAACTCTGACCCGGTCCTGTCGCCATTGTCGACGACGTCGCTCGGCAACGCCATCCGTGACGTGTCATCTGGACTGGTGGTGACCGCATGACCACGACGTTTGACCGTGAACTGTACGGTTTCCGCTTCGCGGAGACGCGGCGCGGCGACAGCCTGCAGGTGATTGCAGCCCGGGAGTTGGGCGATGCTGCGCGCTGGACCGAACTGATCAGCTACAACAACCTGGTGCCGCCCTTCATCACCGATGACCCGACGTTGGCCGGTGATGGTGTGTTGTTGACCGGCGAGCATTTGCTGGTTCCGGCGCCTTCGCCAGTGGTGACCACCACGACCGACCCCGACAAGGTCTTTGAGACCGACATAAAACTGGGCGCCGGCGGCGAGATCATGACCGCAAATGGTGACTTTGCTGTCGTCTCTGGCACGGCAAACCTGGTGCAGGCCATCAAAAACCGAGTCGATACCGAGGCCGGTGACCTGATTTTTCACCCCGACTACGGCTCAAAAGTGCGCCGGCTGATCGGCGCGGTGAATGGTCCGACGGCCTCGCTGCTGGCAGCCCAGTACGCGAAGTCTGCCGTGCAGGCGGACAGCCGGATCAACAAGGTGACCAAGGCCACGGCCGAGGTCAGTGGCGACGTGGTGTCTGTGACCATTGAGGCCGAGGCCATCTCTGGCCGGACCATCGAAGTGACGGCCACGCCGTAAGGACAAAGAATGGCTTTCCAGATCAAGGATTTTGTTTCGATCACGGCCAGCGCCATGAACTGGATGAAGACCAGCACCACCAAGGTGACGGACTTCAACGTCGGTTCGATTGTGCGCACGCTGATCGAGTCCGTGGCCGGTGAGATCGATGAGCTCTACCAGCAGATGTTCATCGGCCTTCGTGAGGCCATCCCGGTTTCGGTTTACAACAGCTTTGACTTTGCTGCCGAAGAAGCCACATCGGCCAGCGGCCTAGTGCGCGTGACTGTGACGGCTGGCACCTCGGTGCTGGTGTCCACCGGCACGGTCTTCACGGTCAGTGGAAAGTCTGTGACCTACACGTCGACCGCTGACGCGACGATCGCGTCCGGCGCGACCTATGTCGACGTGCCCGTGGCGGCTTCGAGCGCGGGCGTTGCTGGCAACCTGGCGTCTGGGTCATCCTTCACGGCCAACCCATCGCCCAGCCGGTTTGTCTCGGCCACCAATCCGGCGGCGTTCGTCAATGGGCAGGATGCTGAGACCGATGACGCTCGCAAGCTGCGTTTCAATGCCTTCATCGACTCCCTGAACCGGGGCACTGTGGCGGCCCTGGACTATGGCCTCAAGCTGGCCACGGTCGAGGACTCTGGCGGCAACGTGATCGAGCGCGTGACCGGCACGGCGATCATCGAACCTTGGATGACGGACAGTTCTCAGCCGATCTCGTGGGTGAAGTGCTACATCCACAACGGAGTAGGCAGCACGTCCACAACGCTCGTCAATCGAGCGATACAGGTTGTGTACGGCTACTACGATGACAGCGGCAATGCGGTGCCTGGCTGGAAGGCCGCCGGCGTCAAGGTTGACGTGTTTGCAGCGACCGAGCAGGCCCTGAACGTGACGGCCGTCATCAGCGTGTCCGCCGGCTACACCAAGGCGGATGTGATCACCCTGGTGGAGGATTCGATCTATGCTTACCTGCAGGGGCTCGATATTGGCGCGACAGCGATCAAGTCAGAGATCATTGCAATCGCGATGAGTATCGACGGGGTGACCAACTTCGTGATGTCGGCGCCCACGTCGGACACGGCGGTGGCCAACAACATCAAGATCATGCCTGGCACGTTCGCCATCACCTGACATGCGCCTCACTGACAAGCTACTCTCGCTCATCCACGGGGTCATCAAAAAAGACCCTGAACGGTTCATAGCGCTGCGCCTTCGGTATTCCACCGGGGCGATGACGTGGCGCGTGAAGGATGCCGTGCTGACCACCACGGTGTCCGATGGGCCTGGGCATAGCCTGTCGATTGACCTGACGCAGTACACGATCTCTGGCCTGGTCGGCTACCTGGCCTCCCAGGCCGGCTACTCTGTCGTCTACGTAGACTCGACCGAGTTGTCAGGCCTATCGGCCCGTATCCTGCTGGATGCCACGGGCGACCTGGCTGTGAGCAATGGCGATGCCATTTACGGCTACACCAACGTGGCCTATGCCTACCTGGAGGCCATGGCGGTCGAACTGGATGCGGCAGAAACCCAGGTCACGCAGATGGTGCGACAGATGTCCACCAAGACAGCATCCGATGTCTGGCTTGACGAGATCGGTGGCTACTACGGCATCCTGCGCCTGGATGGCGAGCTCGATTCCAGCTATGGCCCACGCATCATTGCCGAGGTGCTGCGCCCACGCGGCAACAACGTCGCTATCGAGGCCGCGATCAAGACCTACACCGGGCAGTCTGCCACGGTAACCGACGTGGTGGTGTTCGGCACGTCGACGCCTGGCCACGACGGATCAATCAGCTACGACGGCACCCACCTCTACAACGCCACGGCCAAGCCTCAATACGGCCTGTTTGACGTCGAGTACGGCTACGACCTGATCAATGGTGGCAGCATCACCGACTTCGCTGCGATCGTGCGCTCGCTGATCCAGCGCCTGCGCGACGCCGGCACGCACCTGCGGGCCCTGACGCTGACGGGAAGCGCCCTGGTGGACTCATTCACTGGACCGGCTGATGATGGTGACGTCCAAAGCCTGGCTGTGGCTGCGACGCTGACCGACACGCTGACAGCGCCATCTGACGCGTTTGCGACGTCGGCGGTTATTTCGGACATGAGCGACACCTTGACGGCGCCATCCGATAGCGTCGGCATATCGGTGACCTACAACGTCTTCCACAACGGTGCGCGCACCTACAACGGCTCGGTGCCATACAGCGGCGGCACGACCGTGGTCGAGGCCTTGTGATGTCGTGACGACATACTGGGGCTCATATTCTGGAGCCTCAGGTGAAACTGACAGACCACTACGACAAGGCGCCCAGTGGGTTATTCCTGCTGCACGTCTACCAAAATGGCGAGCTCGTCGAGACCTTCGAGGAGCGCAATCTGATCGTCGACCAGTCCAA